CCTCGAATACGGTTGTCGACTATTCATGCCGCTAAAGGCGGTGAAGCTACAAACGTAGTGTTACTGACCGATATAACTACACGAGTTTATAAAAATTATCAGCAAAATCCTGATGACGAGAACAGAGTATTTTATGTAGCGATAACCCGAACTAAGGAGAATCTATTTTTAATTGAGCCTAAAACGCCTCGCCACTACCAGATATAAAAGTTCTTTACTTTGTACTAAAAAGTAAAGTATATTAAAACCTTAATTAACGCTTAACCAGAAAGGAGAATGTATGAATATATTTTATTTCAGCGAAGACCCTGTAGAAGCCGCTAAAGCGCAACCCGATAAGATGTTGGTCAAAATGCCTTTAGAAACGGCACAGATGTTGTGTACCGCTCACCGCTTACTTGATGGAGATGAATATGCAGACGTTGCTGGTTTATATAAGAAAGCCTATATGAATCATCCATGTACTCTCTGGGCTAGAGAATGCAGTGGCAACTACGCTTGGCTTTATCGACATTTCTTAGCATTAGGTGATGAATACACTTACCGCTATAAACGAATTCATGCCAGTATTGGGAAATTAACTGAAGCCTTATACGACATGCCTAAGAACATTCCAATAGGCTATAGAACAGAAGTGGCACAAGCAATGCCGGAAGAGTACAGAAACGAGGACTCTATTCTCGCTTATCGTAATTATGTTATTAATGAAAAAGGTTACGCTAAATGGGAAAAAGGTCGAACTAAACCAACTTGGTGGGAGATAGGCAGATGTCATCTATAAGAAAAAAGTTAACAGTTAACGAAAACGACAGCAAAAATACTCGAATGGATCTTGCTTCGGCAGGAGTTTTAGCAAACTGGAGACCTGACGAACTCGCCCATATGAGCCGATTCGATAAAATCTCCTCTTTATGCATCAGTGAGGCTAAAAACTTAGACCGACCCTTAGACACTTTTGAAATGGGTTGCGGAGAGTGTTGGGCACTTAGAAATTTATACAAGGCTTATGTGGTCAAGAAGACTGATATTATTCGCTCGTATTATGGAACAGATATAGATCCTGCGTGTGAAGCAGAGAACCCTTACTGGTCTAACGGTGGCGAGCCTTTAGTGAACTCTACTTGGTTTAAAAACTTTAATGGCACACTCAAAATAGTCGATGTAACTGTTCCTCAGTTTGATGAACACGGGAAAAAGCTTAATATCTTTCATGAGCTAGAGGATGAGAGTATAGACTTCTTTTGGTCCACCGAAGTTATTGAACACATGAATAGAGAGTTTGTTGGTCCGTGGTTAGACGATGCGGCTAGAGCAATGAGACCTAATGCATTAGCGTATATCTCTACTCCTAATCATGACGGTTCTAACGACAAACTACCTGAAGACCATATTTACGAGTGGGGCTTCCAAGAACTTAAAGAAGAGTTAGAAAGAAACTTCATTATAGAAGATGTTACAGGAACTTTTATACAGCTACCTAATCTTCGTAAGGCTATGAAAGAACAAGTAGAGCCTTCTGTTGATGGAATACCTCTACACAGTAGTGTGAGAAAATACCCCCGAGCATGGTCGCCCGAACAGTTAGAGATGCTTGAAAGTAGGTTTGGTCGACAGTTCTTACGTGTAGCCGCCGCCGCCCCGTATCCAGAATACGCCAACAACTGTGCATGGGTATTAAGGAAAAAATAATGACTACGTTTATCCGAGCAGAACTCGATCGATATTGCTACTGGCAGGAAGAGCGAGAAAAGATTCGATTTAAAAAAGAAATCTTAGGAGAGAAAGCCCCGTGGACGGAGGATCCTATACTACAGAACTTTAAGTTTTGCCAAGTTTATCGGGAAGATGATAGAACGACTCGGTGGTTTGCTAAACATATCAGAACACCCTTAAAAAACGATCCAGCAGTGCTTATGGCAACGGTTATTTTCCGATGGTTTAATCTAATAGAGACCGGAAGAACGTTGGTGGAACACGACCTCTTATTAAATTGGGATAGATTAAAAGCGATTGAAGAGATCACTAAACAACCTAAATGGGTGACTGGGGCTTATATTGTCAAGACACCCAACGGTATGAATAAAGTCACAGGTGTTGCCGAATGTATTTCTCATATGTGGAAAGATCGAAATCACCTCGCAGACAAACTAGAGGAAGCTAAAAATAATAAAGAATCCTCATTGGAGAAAACATGGGATATTCTTAGATATTACCCCTACATGGGTCCATTCATGGCCTACGAAGTAGTAACTGATCTACGATGGACGTATTTTTTAGAAAACGCAGATGATCGATTAACGTGGGGCAATGCTGGACCAGGAGCCATGCGAGGACTCAACCGTTTGACAGGAAGAGACTTATCCTTTTCAAAACGAAGTCACAACTGGAATGATGAGATGAATGAACTGTATAGTGCGGTCTCAGGGAGATTGTGGTTTAAGCGTAAAGACCTACCTTATGAAATGCGGGAGATAGAAGGAGGGCTTTGCGAGTTCGATAAGTACTCTCGAATGGTAAAAGAAGAAGGCAGAACACGGTCTATTTATAAACATAACGATCTTCCTATGATTGAAGATCTAGTAGAAGGAGAAAGTAAGTATGGGAAAACTTAATGAATATTCAATAGAACTTTTAGAGGAGTGGGGAGACTCTGTAGACATACACTACACACAGTTTCTTGAGGTGGCTTTCTTTCTAAAAGTCCCTGCAACACACAAAATGGCGGTAGCTTTTGTAAGACGTAAACTTCCAGGACTTGGCGAGAATGAAATAAGCTATCTTATCGGTGCAATCATAGACGGATACCACGAAACCTTATGAAAGTAATTAACGCAAGAAATGTAAACGATGCTCTACTTTTAGGAATAGATTTATTTAACGGTGCTGTTAACTATAGAGTACAACAGACGCGTAACGGTACGACTTACGAGGCATTAGATCCCGTAACAACTGTTTATAATAATCCGTGTGAGCGCGTATGTTTAATTCCACAAAGAGACGCTAACCCTTTCTTTCATCTCATAGAAAGTCTTTGGATGTTAGACGGTCGTAAGGATTTAAAACCTTTAACGTATTTTGTTAAAACCATGGGAGATTTTTCTGACGATGGTGAAACTTTGTGGGGGGCTTACGGTTGGCGGTGGAAAAGCTATTTCGGCAGGGACCAACTACCTCTCATTATAAATATGCTGAAAAAAGATCCTAACGATCGTAGAGCTGTTCTACAGATGTGGGATGCTAAATATGATTTAAATAGGTATGGCAAAGACGTTCCCTGTAACACTAATATCTATTTTAAGGTGCGCGAGGGCAAACTGAATATGACCGTATGTAATCGGTCTAATGATATGCTGTGGGGAGCCTATGGTGCTAACGTGGTTCATATGTCAGTATTGCAAGAATATATGGCATCGGCTATCGGTGTTCGTGTTGGCGTATACCGACAGGTTAGTGATAGTTTTCATGTCTACACGGAGTTTCCTGTTTGGGATAAGGTTAAGGATCTAAGCATAGACCCACACACTTTCAGCGAACTAAAGAATCCTTACGACACTTTAGAGGACTACACGCCCACCCCTTTGTTTACACAACCTCATATGTTACCGCAAGAGTTACAACAATTCTTTGAGATATTAAAGCAACCTAAGGATTTCAAATGGTTTACAAATGGTGGTGATTGCGGAAGCGGCTGGACTAACCCTGTGTTTAAAGATATTGCCGTACCGATGATGATAGTTTACGCCTGTTATAAAGCAAATAATTTTCACGATGCATATGAAATGCTTCATTTTATTACAGCATTAGATTGGAGAGCGGCTTGTCTCGCTTGGCTTCAGAAGAGAGAACAGTCCTATATTAATAAAACTAAAGAAGGAGAAGCGCATGAGTAAATGGGAAAACATGAAAAAAGCCGCACAAGGTGACTTAGAGGCTCTTAAAAAAGCTGAAACGTCATACGGTGACTCTTGGAAACGTCGCGGAGGTGTGGGTGCTTTTATGATGTTAGCACGTAAGTTCGACCGAGTTGAGCATCAAGCCCAGAAGTGTGGGTGGGATGTTTTTGAAGCAGGAAAAACTTATGTAGGAGAGGAAGGTCTACTCGATGATATTAGAGATTTGCGTAGATATTTATTATTAACCGAAGAACATATCACAGCGAACAACTACGTTGTAGAAGAAGCTGATGATACACACACTGATGAGGAGAGTTAGCATGAAGTGGTTTTCAGATATGATTAAATTTTTTACAACACCTGAAGTAGACGAGGTCGCAAAAGCTAAAGCGATTGCAAAAGCAATAAAAGAAGGGACAGTTATTTTACAACCGTTACCCAAACGTGTTCGAGCACGAACTGTAAAAGGCACATATATAGGCGATGACAAATCTACACCCGATGTCAATGAAGCATGGAAAGGAGGCAAAGCGCCGAAACCTAAGTCTAAAGTTGTAAAGATTAAGAAAAAGAAATGATCTTACAAAATTCTTTGTTTCCGCCTCCGAGCGATTGGACTGTACCTGATTTCTTTCCTCAATTTTCTGAGACAGAAACAGTTGCTATCGATTTAGAAACCTACGATCCCTTACTTTTAACCTGTGGTCCAGGATGGGCTACAGGTCGCGGTCATGTAGTAGGTATCGGGGTGGCGACAAAAGATTGGGAAGGTTATTTTCCTATTCGTCACGAAGGTGGCGGTAATCTAGATGAAGAGATTGTTTTACGATGGCTAACTAATCTACTCAAATCCACAAAGCGAGAAGTAGTGTTTCATAATGCACTCTACGATGTTGGTTGGTTAAGAAGAGAAGGCGTTATTGTAAAAGGTAAAATACTCGACACTATTATTGCGGCTCCTTTGCTCAATGAGAACAGGTTTTCTTATTCACTGGATAATTTAGGTATTGAGTATTGCGATGAGAGGAAGGATGAATCTCTCTTGAAAAATGCGGCTCTGGCTTTCGGTATTAATCCGAAGTCAGAGATGTATAAACTACACGCTAAATATGTTGGACCTTATGGTCAACAGGATGCTTCCCTAACATTAAAGCTGTGGAGTAAACTGAAAATTGAGATTGCTCAGCAAGGTTTAGAAAAAATATTTGAGATGGAGTCTAAGTTGATTCCGTTATTGCTCGAGATGCGGTGGAGAGGGGTTAGAGTTGATGAGGAAAAAGCTGAAAGAGTTAGCAAAAAACTCTCTACCGAAGAACAGAAAATACAAATAGAGATCAAGCGGAAGTACGGCAAAGATGTAAACCTGTGGGCTAATGCCTCCTTGGAAAGTATTTTTGAAAAGAATAGCATATGGTTCCCACGCACAGCCAAAGGTATGGCTAGTTTCCAAAAGGATTGGTTAGAGGGTCACTCACACGAACTCCCCCAGTTAATAGTCAGGGCACGGAAACTCAATAAAGCTAGAACTACGTTTATTGATAAGATGATCGGGGACCATGCCTTCAACGGAAGGATACACGCAGAAGCACACCCTATGCGTAATGACCGTGGCGGCACCGTTACTGGTCGATTTAGTTACAGCAACCCTAATCTACAACAGGTTCCTGCACGAGACCCCGAGATAGGGAGTTTAATTCGTTCTCTCTTTATTCCTGAAGAAGGTTGCCAGTGGGGAGTATTTGACTACTCGCAACAAGAACCTAGACTAACCGTTCATTATGCTAACCAGATGAATTTAACTGGAGCAAAAGATGCGGTGAAACTGTATACGGAGGAGAATGCAGACTTCCACCAGATCGTTGCGGACATGGCAAATATACCACGTAAACAGGCCAAGACTATCAATCTCGGTTTAAGCTATGGAATGGGTAAAGAGAAACTTGTTAAAGAATTAGGAATAGATGATACAGAAGCTGAAAAGCTTTTCCAACAGTACCATGCTAAAGTTCCGTTTATTCGCGCTCTACAAGATCAATGCGCAAGAGTGGCAATGGAGCGAGGATATATCAAAACATTTGCAGGAAGGCGATGCCGTTTTGATCTGTGGGAAAGTAGATATGAAAGAAGTCTACCGTTACCTCTGGAAGAGGCGAAAGATAAATATGGGGATGATCTTAAACGGTCATACACTTACAAAGCTTTAAATCGTTTAATACAAGGATCTGCGGCTGACATGACAAAGTTAGCAATGATAGGTTTGTGGGAGGAAGGAATAGTTCCTCACCTACAAGTCCACGATGAAGTTGATATTTCAATAGAGAGCAAAGAACAAGCAGACACAGTAACAAGAGTAATGGTCAACTGTGTGAAACTTGCTGTTCCTTTATTAGTGGATCAAGAGTTAGGAACGTCATGGGGCGAAACAAAGGAAATAAAATCATGAAAGGTATCTCACAAGCAAAGGCAGAACAAAATTCGATTAGGTACAGAAAAATGTATGATCAATGGAGTAGCTCAAAAACAACACTAGAAGAACTAGGAAAAGAACATGACGTCACGAAACAACGAATGTGGCAAATAATCACACGCTGTAAACTAGGGAGTGGTGATTATTATTATGGAGTGGCTGTCGCACGTCATAAATGGTCAGAGTTTACCGAACTTTACTCGGACGTGGAACAAACACAAAGAGCGTTTAATGAGTGGTTAGGTGAGCGTGAGATTAAATTGACCTCAAATAACCAAAAAGTTGCTCCACACACGGGTTGGGACAGATAAGCTATAAAAACTGCGTTTTTCAAAAAAATCGGCCTCAGGAGAGCTCACAGGCTAAACGATCTAGGGCTAAGTAAGGCCATAGGGTAGGCTAGATAGAAGAGCTCTTAAAACGTCTGAGATTAGCGTATACGCTAATCTCTCTACTTTAGAGGGGTTTCGGAGGGTAAACATGGCAAAAGAGAAGAATTTGTGGTTATTGCTGAGAACGAACCTGCCTCAAATGCATTTACAGCGAATTGAGACAGGAATGACCGGAGCAGGAGTTCCCGATGTCAACGGTTGTGCAAAAGGAAAAGAATTTTGGATAGAACTAAAAGAAATACATTCCGGCAATGCACTCACTCTACGTCCTATGCAAATTTCTTGGCTGGCTAAACGAGCGTCTCATGGCGGTCAAGTTTTTGTGATGGCTAGAAAAAATAATGAGATCAAACTCTACCATGTAGACAGCCTCACGGGAATAAAAGATTTAGTTAAAGAGGGCTACAACTCTACTGCTCTTTTAACTCTGACAATCCCCTACGATTGGGACGCCTGCGCTACTGCTTTACTTTCGTAGCCCTGCTATATATAATGGTAAAAGTAGCAATTAGGCTACTGTCACTAAGTAAGAAAGGAGAATGTTATGTCACATCAAGTAGAAACAATGGCATGGGCTGGCGCAAAACCTTGGCACGGATTAGGTGTTGAAGTTGACGACAACCTTACCCCATTACAAATGCAGCAAGCAGCACAGCTAGACTGGACAGTAAGCAAACGTCCAAGCTACACTTTAGACGCTCCCGAGTGGAACGATGATGTAGGTCTCATCCAAGCCGAGAATACTTTCCACATCGTTCGTGATTCTGATAATAGAATACTTAGCCATTGCGGTAGAGACTACGTCCCTATTCAAAATGAGGATGTATTCAAGTTCTTTAAACGTTTTACGGAAGCTGGTCATATGACCATGGAAACTGCAGGTAGTTTAAAAGATGGTGGAGAAATATGGGGTTTAGCTAAAATCGCAGAAGATTTTGCGCTGGCCGGTGATGACCTTATAAAAGGTTATCTACTTATTAATCAGCCACACATTGTTGGTCGGTCGATGACCATTAAGCTAACACCTATACGAGTTGTGTGTAACAACACACTTACCATGGCGTTAGGCATGAATAATACAGCGTCATTTCGTATGCCTCATGTTAAAGAGTTCGGTGACGACGTTATACAAGCGGCAGAAAATGCTCTAGGATTATCCGCATCCGCTATGACTGAGTTTAGGAAGAATGCTACTCTACTTTCCCAAACGAAAGCCAAGCACTCGGATGTTCTTGACTATGTCGGTCAGATATACCAACCGTTAATGATCGCAGAGTATCGGAAAGAACAGCTACTACGTTCTGAGGGTAAGCTCATCGGTATGCAAGAGCCATTAAAAGAGAAACTTAATAAGTTCCCTTCATTGGTAATGGATGCGCTAGATCACAGTCCAGGAGCACAGCTGAAATCTGCCAAAGGTACATGGTGGGGTGCGTTAAATGCAGTAACCTATGTTGAAGACCATTTACGTGAGTCGCAAACCGAAGGCAACGCTTTACATAGTGCGTGGTTCGGTGCAGCAGCCAACCGTAAAAGCCAAGCCCTTTCACTTGCCGTAGAGAGAGCCGCATAATGGGGAAAGCTAATCCTAAAACATATTTCTTCGGCGTAGAAGTCTTAGAAATGGTGTGGGTGGGTTTATACGAGTCAGGCCAAGAAGAGCTGGCTCGTGTATTATCTGAATCCATGATCGCACAAGGTTGTCAAGAACTAACCACGGTAACAGATCCCGAGCTTATCTTGATGTTTTGGAAAAACTACCTAGAGGAGAATGAGTTTGTTGTTTTCTCCAAGGACGATACGGTGCACTAAATGAGTACTATGCTAGATAGGGGTGATCATGATGAATTACTACCTGATTGCCCGTGGATTAAAGAGGACGCACAATACTGTGATGCCCATGATACAGAACTTTCCTATGGGGAAGATGAAGAAGGGCGTGAATTTCGATACTGTAAGCTATGTGACGACTCGGAGGAGGAGTTATGGAAATCACCGACAAAGATAAACTCATAAAAAATCTGAAAACATGGAACGCTCTACTTTCTGAACATTCTCAAATACTCGGAGAACTTGTAGAGCAAATCGAAGAAGACATACCCAGCGATGAAGGAACTAAACATCTGTGGCAAATAGTAGATGAAGCAAATAATTTACTTTGTGGACCTACTCGAGCGTATGTTAACCAAGATTAGTATCTTTTTTTATCCCGCTATGGGGTACTGGTTTACTTTCCCGTTATTGGGAGGCATACTAATAATTCGTTCTGCCGCAAGGTAGATTATTTTGATCCAAAGAAAGGAGAATGTCATGCAAATAGCAACAGCAACAGAAGGAGGCAACCGTTTCACAGTACAGAAACCAAGCCGTTCAACCAAGAAAATAGCCAAGCCATTGAGCAAGGCTAAAGTAACCGCAGTGCCTAAACCTACGAAAACAGGTAAGGCATCCGCAAGAACTTTATACAAGTTCACAGGTAAAAAACCAGAAGGTAAAACACCGCAGATGAATGCGTTGATTTTGACTGTGATGGAGGCTAAGAAGACTGATTTAGTATCTTCTAGCTTTACAGCACAGGATCTGGTTTCGCTTGCAGTAAAGCAAGGCGCACTAACAACAGGCCAAGATCCGCTAAGAATCTTCCGGTTCTATGCAAAACGACTTGTTGAAGAAGGCTACTTTGCGAAAGCGTAATGAATCGGGTGCACAGGGCAACTTGTGCACCTACTTTTTTAGGAGAATTTCGTGGAAATAGAAGTACAGAAAAAAGACGGAACAGCTTACAACACTAATCTAAGTAGTCTCTCGAGAGAAATTTACTTAGCCTTGAAAGAAAACCACCTACTTCATAAAAGCGCTGATGGCTTTATCGTTACCAACACTATTTATGAAGCAGTAGAAGAGCTTGTGGGATTCAAAGACAACTAAGAAAGGAGAAATATTGTGCCAAATCATTGTTTTAACAAAATTATCATCGAAGTGGGCGACTCAGACACCGTGAGTTTTGAATCAGTAGTCGATTCTCTTCATGACGACGACGAACAAAATACTGTTTTCGATTTTAACGCCATAATCCCGATGCCTTCCGAACTAAAAAACACCACAAAAGGCTACGGAGCAGAACCGCCTGACGAGACTAAAAACGCTCGATTGCGTAAAAAGTACGGAGCAGATAACTGGTACGACTGGTCTATCACTAATTGGGGAACTAAGTGGAATAGTTATGACTCCGAAATCGTTGACCACGAGATCGGAGAACGTATTGAATATACATTTGATACTGCGTGGGGACCACCGATGGCGGTGATCGAAGCGTTACGAGAGCAATGCCCTGATTTTAATATTAGTGCATTTTACGATGAACCAATGATGGAGGCCGCAGGGTACTACTAATGGAAATAAATGATGCGATATTTACAAGAGACACCGACACAGGGATTCAAATTGATATCGGAATCCCTCTACCTACTGATACCCGATCTGACTCAAGATATCCCTTTGATAAAATGTCAGTAGGCGACTCTATCTTCCTGGTCCTCAACGAAGGGGACAATGGAACTCGAATGAAAAATCGATTAGCCCAATCTACTCGATCGTATGGGAAAAAGCAAGACCCTCAGCAACACTTTATATTACGTTATCGATTAGAAAACGAAATATCAGGTGTCCGAATCTGGAGGAAAAACTAACCTATGGGCTACTGGTTTACTTTCGCTTACTGGTTGGTATACTTTAAATAGTTAGGTTATTTCATAAACGAGAAAGGAGAAATGTATGACAGTTACAGAAACAGAAACAGTACTCAGTGCTCTTCAGGATGTTGTTGGTACACTAGACCATTTAGTTGAATCTATGAAAATACAACGACAGATTAACCAGAAATTAGGAGAGCGTATCAAAGAATTAGAGTTGAAAGCTCTAATGTCTGAAAACGAAAAGATGGCACTAACCGCAGTTGCTGGTCTTTTCCCGCAAGAAGAGGAAATATCATGAAAATCGAACCATTTAAACCGTTGAGTCCTCGCATCGCTCCTGTTCCTGGCGGAGTATTTGCAACCCCTAAGGATATGAAAGCACTTGAGGATTATCTGGCATTGTTTCATGGTAGTGAGGCCATCGTCGCGAATACGTGCGCATGGATGGCGTGGAACCTCGCGTGTAAAATCGTAAATGAATCTGAAGAAGAGGAAGAATCCTGATGGCCTATGTAATCGGAGTGTGGGACTTACAATTTTTCAAAGTAGACGAGGACGGTAATGAGTTGCTCAATAAAGACGGTAGCGTCAAACTGTTCAGAGACAATGGCGAACTAGATGTTGGATATCTAACAGACGGTTTGGAAGATGACGACCTAGAGGAGATCGAGTCATGAGTAAAGATATTGATAAGACCGAGCCAGACTACCTAGCCTACGCCAATACTGGACTAGGGACAGTCGTCTGGGGACGAGGTGCGACGGTGATCGAAGCAGTTGAACTAGCCGCAAGAGCACTGGTACGCGATTTTGTCGGATACAACAACACGTTTGGAGTCTCTGTTACCTTTGAAGTAGCAGACGTAACGGGGTTTGACGAGATCCAATTCGGGGGTGGGGAAGGCATTCGATCAGGAAAGCATAAGTTTACCGACTCTACCTTCATCACCGTAACGATCCCCAAGATTAAAAAGAAAGGCAGTCATCAGGGGGCGACCTATAAGTATCGACTACTGAAAAACGTGGCCTTATCCGTGGCTGGCTAACTGGTTTACTTTGGCGCTTTTCTTTGCTATACTTATAAAGTAAGCTAACCCAGAAAGGAGAATGATATGTTTGTATTACGAGATCTCAAGACCAAAGAAGTATGTAATGAAGGTGCTGTTCATTACGAAGAGTTTCAGGACGCGCTAAAGGCTCGAGCGAAAATGGCGAGAAGCAAGTCCCATTATGTCTCACCCTTCAGTAAAGAAGACAATGCCGTTGTCTGTAGTGGAGGCGATCTAGTCTATGATAAAAATCGACTTAGAGGAATCAATGAACTCTTTGATGAAGTATTCGACTCTACTCTCCTGAACACGAAATCAGTCGATCTAGAGCTCAAAGAGATATTCCAAGTATTAGGCATGAACGATGCCAAACTAAAGGACTTAATCTGATGAGCGATCTAAGAGAAGACTGGATACGGTTACAGAAAGAGTATCCTGCTATTGAACCCTCAAAGAAAAAGAGAAGAACAGGCAAAAATACACTGTTTGCCCGAGTGATGAACTCCAAATGCGGCGACAACCGTACCTGTAGTATCTGCGAAGAACCTATCAAACCACTTACCAATGACGAAGGCGTGGTCTACTGGGCTAACGGACACAATGCCCTACCTATCAACGATGGACGGTGCTGTGATCAATGTAATAATACCGACGTGATCCCTGCTCGAATAGAAATGCGGAGACAACCATGACATTGACCTTCGGAAGTTTGAGACACACCACCTCGGGACGTAAAAGAAATCCCCTACCGCGAAAGACCGGACGATATGTCCCTGTCTTCAAAGAACCACCACTAGAAGAAAACTATCGCAGAGAGACCAAACAATATAAGTCGGCCTCTCTACTCTACTCTACTGATACAAACAAGGACTGTAGTATTGTAGATAGATCTGAACTGATTAAAACATCTACCCATACCATCGCACCAGCGTACAATAAAGGAGCGTATCAAGTGATAAGCACCGACAACATAAAGGACATCGGTAGGTAATCCAACAGGCGACCAACAATGGAACAATTAATAGGGGTTGTGATTATAGGACTGTTCGTGTTCGCAGCATGGGGCGCGGTTCTGGTAATAGGGGATAAAGAACGTGAGTTCAAAAAGCGAAGAGAAGATTCAAAGAAATAAACAGGCGTGGGCTACTGGTACTTTGCCTTACTTTTCTTAGCTATAATAAAGGTAGGTTAAAAAGTAGCTTAACCGATTATCTCCATTAACTAGAAAGAGAGAAAGATTATGGAAAACTTAAACGAAGTAATAGTGAAAGATGTAGAAGCGAAGATGGAAATACTGAACAGTTGTTTTAAGTTCGGACAGACCACGATGAAGAGCTATCAACATCAACAACTAAGACCCGCATATATAAGAAACCTTTGGCAAATATGCAAAGTAAACGAAAACTGGCAAAGACCCAGAGCTAGTTGGATTGCGGATCAGGGTGTACTGACCGAACCTACCTACGGTTTCGAGTTTGACAGAGACGCCCTGTACGATACAACAGGAGCCATGAGTCCGAAGACCGAGGAATTAGGCCAAGGAATTCTTTATGTGGATTTCCAAACCACCGAAACTAATGGGAAACATATGATAGTGTGTACCAAAGCACATTTAGAGAATCACTGGGGAGTCAAAATACTACGCGCTATAAATCAAGAAATTAGCGATAGCAAAACGATGAGTCACTTATCCGGAAGGCTAGAAAGTATGGACGACTCGAGTGTAGCGTTTATTATATTCGACGGCTATGACCAAGAAGACTCAGCAAGCTTTGAGAATTGTGTAGTCTACACAAAAAGTGAAAAGACTTGGGAAACCACCGAATCAGCGGTTGACGATGCGTTTACCGCATTGCTAGAAACAGTAACTCTATCCGATTTATTCTTTAACTAAGGAGAACGGTAATGGACGGAATGGTTAAAATCCTCATAGAAACAGGCGACTACGACACGATCCCAGTCTGTATTTGTCCGCACGACGACAATACAATTCGTGAAATTATCGAGGGCTACGAAGATATTTGGCAAAACACCCTTGTGAAAGGAGGAGAATCTCTCGACCCTGTGATAAACAACTGGGGAGGGAGCTCTGCCCTAATAGAAGTGTTAGAAACCCAAGAACGGGTTTACTGGAATCACGGATAAGGAGAAAGATTATGAACTTTGATACACTCACTCTGCTAATACTAGGAGCAGTACATATCTGTTTTGTGCTGTTCATAATAGAAGAAGAAAGAAAAAAGAAAAACCCCTGAAAGACCCTTGCCTCACGATCGTGGGGCTTTTTTTCGCCTATCGTATTGTTATCTCAGAATTAAAAAAGTTTTATGAAAAAACATTCGTCGATTGGCTAATATCGCTAATAGACTAATAGAATCGAGCTGTGTGTGTCTCGGTCAGTGGTTTGTTGGTATGAGCAAAAGTAATAGATAATCTATTAGTTATTACAAGTGAGTAGTAAGATACCTAGAGGGCATAAGAAAAGTATATAATTATATTGTTTTACACTAATATATCAATATCATTATGCGACCCAGGAGATACGATGAAAGCACTGAAATACACCCCATTAATACCCACAGAAGATGGTACTGCGTTTGTTGATGACAAGGGTAAGACGTGGCAACCGCTCAACTCAAAGCAAAAGAAGTTCTGCAAGGAGTATATCAAAGGACAAACAGCTACCGACGCGGCTGTTAAAGCAGGGTATACGAAAGATCGGAAGGGTGCTAAGACACAAGGAAGTGTTCTACTAAATCATAACCCGATGGTTCGAAACTACCTCATTGACTTGGAAATCACAGCCTCAGAGAAGGATTCAATTTCTCTGGAGAACCATTTGTCCACGCTCCATGAGCTGAGGGAGGACGCAAAGGACCAAGGTCAGATATCCGCAGCCATCACCGCCGAGGTCCATCGTGGCAAGGCGGGCGGACTCTACATAGATAGGCGCGAGATACTGACCGCGAAGATCGATCTGATGTCAAAGGACGACATACTTGTGCGACTTGAAGAGATGATCAAGAGAAGATCCAATGTGATCGAGGGAGAGTTCGTTAGTCTCGACTAGTGTTACTCTATCCCTTCGTCCCTTCTTGCTCTACTCTACTCTATCGCTCTACTCTACTCTACTCTACTCTACTCTATCCCTTCGTCCCGCGATCTCTTACTCAGCCCGATCACCAAGAACCAGAGACGAAGGGACGAAGAGATAAACCCGCGAACAAGAGACGAAGAGACGAAGAGACGAAGAGACGAAGAGACGAAGAGACAAAGGGTAGAAACTAACTAAACTAACTAAACTAACTAAGTTAAAATAAAGTTAAAATAAGACTAGTAAGTAAAGTAGTTAAGGTATACAATACACTTGTAATGTGGCTAAGGGGTTGCCACTTTTTAACCCCTAAATAGAAAGGTAGAAAGTTATGAACAAGCCAACTAAAATCGTTACAGGTCAAACAGTCGCTAATGCTAAGGCTAACTTAGATAGTCGTATCAACCCAAACTTTACCGCACCTATTGGGCGCAGTTATAGTAATGATACAATTACCTTACTTAAGACTACTGGGAAGTTACCCCCTCAGGCGGCTAAGATAATAGAGGCGTTAGTCAAAGCCCCTAAGTATACCCTTACTACTGAACAGCTAGTAGGTGAAGGTCTTACTGGTAAAGGTAGCGCACTAGATGCGGTAGGTCTTAACACTGTACAAACCCCATCTAAGATATGGACACACTACAGGGCACGCTTAGTAGCGCAAGGGTTTATCAGCGTAGTCTAGTCTAGCCTAGTTTAACTAGCCCCCTAATTCAGGGGGCTTTCTTACGCCTGTAATTCGCGCTTGCTCGCCTCCCGCTGTACCCTAAAACCCGTATATAAACCCCCCCTCCCCCCCCTTTTTGGTCGCGGCGTGGCCCCACCCACCCGCCCC